AATCAACTCCAAAGGCGTCATCAGCGGGTCTTTGGATGAGGCAATCGTGTCCTGTTGTGCCTGCAATTCACGTGTTTGATTTGGCTTCAGAGCAATGAGGGCATCCTTGCCCTGTTCCTCTTTGCGTGCCAAAATATTTTTCAACTCTTCACGTGTTGGTATGTTTTTGTACGTGGAGTCATCGCGCATGTCATCAAGGTCATAAGCCGTGATGGTGACACGCTTAAACCAAAACTTGCCTTTTCGCGGGTCATGCGTTGGGCAGTTGGGGTCAAACCCGCAATTGCGAATGTTTAACGCTTCGTAAGTTGGTTGCGCAATAACCTCAATTTCAGGCTCAGCCTTGCGCTTTATTTCATTACCAACTCGTTCAAATTTGCGCTTCTCAATTTCCTGAGAGATGAAGCCGTAAGTTCCGCCACCCCACCCGTATTGCAGGATGTTCTTCAGCGTGAGCCGTGATCCTTCTTTAAGGTCACTTACCCGCGTGGCCCACTTCAGCAATGACTGCCAAGCGTGCGCGGCGTCTTTCTTGGTCTTACCAACAGGCTTCACAAAGAAAGGGTCTTTACCCGAACCCCACAGACTCATGTGGAGCGTCGGCATTATCTTTTCAATTGCTTCAAGCACTACAGGCATCGACAGGGCAGACCGGGGCTTGTCGGTGTTGGGCCATGGCCTCACACGCACGTAACCGCGTACCAAGTCATCAGCAACTTCAGTTGAAGTGGTGAAAGACTTAGCCTGTTCGTAAGCAATGGCAGCGTTGACATCAGCCAACACGATGCCTAACGCAGTCTCATCATCCCATGGGTCTACAAATTCCACCTTCTCAGGTGTGATGGGTGCAAGGGCTGCATCAAGCTTTACTGCCTGTTCTAATGTCTCAAAACCGGCCATTTAGTTGCTACCTTTCAAGCGTTCCCACCAAAGAGGCTGACTCGCGCCAACATATTTGCCGTTGCTTAGTTCTCCACAGTCCGCCATCTGTTTGGAAAACTCGCACAGCACTTCAGCTTCTTTGGGAGTCAAGCGGGGTGACGTTTCTTCAGAAGACCACGTAATCACTCTCAACATGCAAACTCCGCTCCACAATCACCGTGTGCTTCAGTTGTTTCAGCACCCATGTTGTCAATCCCTTGCATCACCGGATCACGCGCAAGTAAATCAACAACGGGGTGCCTCGATACCGGCACATGTATTGCACTGCCCACGTACTTTGTTGATAGCACTTGAGCCATCAACCCGGCTGTGTCCGGCCAATCGTCATGGCCGTGTTTGCCTTTAGGAAACTGCTTAGCTTGCTCAACGAACTTGTCAAAGCAGGGTATGCCTGCAAAGAAGAAGAACCTTTTGTTCTTCACATGGCCTGCAAGGGCCTCAACTCGCTTGTTCTTCGCATCAGGCTTGTTGTCAACCTTGATGTACTCAAGGGGAACCTGAATGCCCTTTTGCTTAGCAACAACGGTCAGATAGGCGACGAAGTAAATTGCACTTGCCGTCTTTTCAACCATCACCTTCAGCGGTCTGTGCTTCAACACCATGTTGAGCACTGCAATCGCCAAGGTTGCCACCGGCCATTTATCACCGACAGCATCAACCATGTACATATTGCCCACGGCATCTTGCCGACCGGCAATGCACACAGAGTCATCAGGATTTTCACCCTCTGACGCCAAATCAATAAACAACATCGAAGGCGACAGCGCGGGTGCATCCGATGGGGCAATAACCGCCGACAGAATCACGGCCTCAGGCAACACCTGCTGCGAGGCCGATATTGGATAGTTGAGGTACTGTGACGCGAAGGTACTTGGTGTGTCACGCTCAATCTGTTCCAACATTTCCCGCGTCAGACCGACCAACCGACCGTCTTCGGTCATGTACTGCGGGAAGCGGGGTACTCTGTCTTTCCCATCAGCCCAACAAGTCTTAACGCTTACTGACCATTCGTACTTTCCTGTCTCTGCAAACCGCTGTTGGTTGCGTCGGATGATGTTTTCGTACAAATCGCCAAAGGCGTAACGGGTGCCGCTAACGAAACGAGGGCAACCGGGGTCAACCAGTGGCCGCGCCATGCCAAAATCTTCTTCAACCTTCGCAAGCAACTCAGGACTGCGATAGTTGCTGTCATTCACCAAGTCATCAAAGAAGCCCACGTCATAGTGCTGACCGGTTTTGATGCTTTTTGGTGAAGCAACTGTGCAAGTAGCCTGCTGCAACTGCTTTCTGATACGTGCCGGGGTAGTAAACCGGTCTGCTGACAGTTGAAGCTTCTTTTTGTCGCCACAAAACAAGGGAAACAACTCACGAAGCCTTGAACGTGAGTGAGTACCGTCAAAATGTGAGGCGATTTCTTTAAGAAGGTTCCTTGTGACTTTAATTGTTCCCTGCATCAGCAAAATTCTGATGTCCGGGTTGCACAAAATGGCCTGAATAGCTAAAACAACAACAGCCGTACTCTTGAAGTGACCGCGTGGCCACAAAATGAGTACGTCACTGCTGTCTTTGAACTGCTCAGCCCACGGCTGTACATCAACTTCCTTAAAAGCAGGGTACGAATCAAACAACTCTTGATGGGTGTCTGCTGTGAAGTCATAGCCAAGCACCTCACACGCCAAATAGAGGCGGTCTGTGCGTGCTCTTTCACGCTCATTTGCTCTTTGTAAAGCTAGAGCGGCTTTTTCAGCGTCACCCATGGTTGTTTAGAAACCCTTTCCACCGCTACCCGCACCGGCCTCAGGAAACTTCGGGTCAGAACCTTCACCCTTGCCTGTACCTAAGTCTTGGCGGCCTAATCGCTCAGCGAAGGTGTAATCACAGGTGCCTGTGCCTTCGTTACCCTTGCGCTGTGATTCACGCATTTCAGCAACGGTTGGGGTGTTTGGATCACTCCCACCGTCTGCAATCTCTCTAATATTTGGCATTTGGTTCCTTTCGCTTTTTCTCAATCTCTGCAACCAAGTCATTCAAGCTAACTTCGGGTTTGCTTTCTTCTTCGCCTTCGGTCTTTTCCCAACCCTGCAACTTGGAATACTGCGCAAGCAACTTGCAGTATTCTGCGGCGTCTGTGGTCTTCCTCAGGAACTTGGAAAGATGTTTCAGAGCCTCAGCTTTTGATACATTGGCCCTGTTGGTATCAATGCCGATGGATTCCAACGCGGATTGAATACCAACACGTGACAGAAGGCTTTTGGTCATCACCACATGATTCTTGCAGTCAGGGTAAGCCTTCTTGGATGCTTCCAACACACCAAGACCCTCAGCCATGCCAACAAGAAACTCACGCACGTTGTCAGTGAATGACCACCAGTTCTCATGCTCTTTTAGCTTTGCAAGCCGCTCTTGTTTTTCTTGTTCAGTGAGTGCCATAGGCGCATTTGCCCCGGAAAGACCGCATGTGCCGTAACAACATCCTCGGTGATCTTCGTTGGATCAAAAGCCACACCATCACCGAAGAAGAAGTGCGCTGAGAACCCCGGCCTGTGACCGGGCAGCATAAGCGGCTGAATGTTCGCATTGCGCAACGTCTCAGAAACGTGCACATCTTCAGCCCAATGACGCGGGTTGTTGCCTTGTGTTGCTACAATCCGGCAAGCGTGGTTTGCCAGCAAGTAACCCGGCCCACCCGAACAAACACCACCATGCAGGTAACCCGCATAGTCAAATTGGTTCTGCAAAATCTCAATCAACAGCATTTCCAGATTTACCCAAGTGTCGGTATCGCACTTAAAGACAACTGCATAACCGTTGTCGGTTGCGTACTTGCAAACGCCAACCGTCTTCTTGGGTAATGAACCGTAACCGTCAGGGCAGTCTAAGAAGACTTCATCAGGTAGCGGCTCACGCGGGAAGCCATCAATAGGCCGACCATAGAAAAATCTAAGATCGACATTCGGATACGAAGCAACATCACTTCCCCACGTTTCTCTAACGGCTTGTGTTTGGTCATTGGGGCCTGATACGTGCATATCCTTGCCGTACTCAGGATTGCCTTTGTGCTCCCACCGCGTCTCATAATCGAACTTGAAGCATGTTGGTACAGCAATGAGAATCTTTGGCAGCGGGGGCAGCTTCTCAATGGCCCTGCTTCGCGCATTCCCCAAGTGAGTCACGATGGGGCGGTTAAGGTCAGCTATGATGCGACCATGCGCAAGCAACTCCTTGCTCAACGCTTCTTCATGTGTCAGCCCATCTCTTCCAATGTGCTTTGAGACATCGGAAAGGATGGCCCTACAATCCGAGAGGCGACGAAGACCCGGATTCCAAGACCACCCACCCCAACAGCCGCGCCAGTTTGGAGCGGCTATCCATAAGGCACCTCTTGCTTCCAGCGGGTGCCAACCTGTGTTACCGCGAAGTGATACTTGGATCACTTCGGGGTGGTTGTTAAGAATGTCTCTTGATTCCCTTATGAAAGGCGAGATGCGATTCTGAAACAACCAATCATCTTCACACCAAAAAACAAAATCCTTTGTGGCTTCTTG